CTGGAGAGTGTAGGTCTTGATGAAAAACACTTTGATCAGCAAAGAATGTTTTTGACAAACGAACAACTTGTGGTAGCATTATCGAAGCAGACTATGACTCTGCATCATCTCAACCCTAAACTATTTGCAACAATTTATGCTTGATCCTAACGATATTACACAGGAAACTTATCAGAACATTATTAAGGGAATGGGCCAAGTAGCTCAGGATCCTAATGAAGTTGCTGATCAACTTCGTAAAATTTCAGCACTCTACGGCTATTATTATGGAATCATGATTAAGTCCAAGAGACTTCTGGATAACGCTGAAGCTGCCCTGGAAAACTACAAGGCCTCTGCTCGCACTGAAAAACGTAGTGAGGGTGTGAAGCTGACCGCAGTCGCAGCGGAGGATTATGTCCAGTCTCTTGAATTGACTGGTGAACTACATAATGAAGTTCTACGTCTCAAGGAATGCTATGGCTATGCTAAAGGCATCTGTAGCACCTTGGACATGAAGAAAGATATGCTTGTCCAGCTTTCCGCTAACAGTCGGCAGG